CTAAGGAGAGGTAACACTTCACAGCATGGTAGTTTTACTGGTGCTGAAGGCGAAGTTACAGTAGATACTGACAAGGATACTCTTGTCGTACATGATGGCTCACAGGTTGGAGGTAGACCACTAGCAAGAGAAGATATGTCAAACGTATCTTCAGCTTCCATTGCTGGTAGATTAAACGATGACTCTATAGCACCTTCTAAAATTGCTGCTGGAGTTTTACCAACAGATGTAACAGTAGCTAGTGCAAACATAGTTGACGGAACAATTGTAGACGCGGACGTTAATGCAAGTGCAGCTATACAAGGAACTAAAATTTCTCCTAATTTTGGTAGTCAAAATATAGTTACATCAGGCACAGTTGACGGAAAGGACATATCAGCATTAGGAATTACTGGTACTACTTTAGACAACGGTGTAACTGCAACCACTCAATCAGCAAATGACAACTCAACTAAGGTTGCTACAACAGCTTATACAGATACCGCAATATCAAACCTAGTTGACTCTAGCCCTGCTGCATTAAATACACTTAATGAATTAGCGGCTGCACTAGGAGATGATGCTAACTTCTCTACAACTGTTAATAACAACATAGCAGCTAAAATGCCTCTTGTTGGTGGTATTTTTACAGGTAGTGTTATTTTTGATGGTGCAACTGCTGGAACAGATATAACTTTTGACAGACCAACAAACAAAATAAAATGGGATGATAATGCCGTTGCTGCTTTTGGAGATAGTTCTGATCTACAAATTTTTCACGATGGAAGTGACTCATACATTGATGATAGTGGTACAGGCGGTCTATATGTTAAATCTAGTTATTTTGGTATAAGATCTTCAGCTGGTGAAGTTATAGCTAATTTTGTAGAAGACGGAGCAGTAGAGCTATATCACGACAACAGTAATAAAAAGTTTGAGACTACAGGAACAGGAGTGGCTGTAACAGGTGCTTTAGTAGCGTCTGGTGACGTAACTGCATTCTCAGATCAAACACTTAAGAAAGATATAACTACAATCAATGATGCTTTAGGTCTTTGCGGTAAGTTAAGAGGTGTTTCTTATAAGTGGATTAAAGATGACAAGCCAAGTATTGGTGTTATCGCACAAGAAATAGAACAACACATTCCAGAAATTGTTACTACTACACAACTAGATGGTAAAGATGTAAAGTCTGTTGATTATGGAAAAATAGTTGGTGTTCTTATAAATGCGGTAAATGAATTAAAAGTTGAGCTAGACGAATATAAAGCTACCTACGAAGCGGTTGTGGTTAAAACTTTGAAAAATCTTACACCAGAACAATTTGATGAATTAACATTTTTAATTAAGAAGGAAAACTAATGGCTATACAATCATCAGGTCTAATAACAATACAAGATATTGTTGATGAGTTTGGAGGAACAACTCCTCACTCTTTATCGGAATACTATAGAAACGGTAGTTTTGTACCGAGTAATAATACTGGCGTTCCTACTTCTGGTCTTATTTCCATTTCTGATTTTTATGGTGCAGTAAACGAAATTGTAATACAAACAGGTAATGCTACTAATTTAAATTTAGCTACTGTCTTTGGGGCTAACTGGACTTCGACTGTACCCAAACGACTTATTATTCCAAGCGGAATAACTGTTGGTGGTACTAATACACACGCTATTTTAGCTCCAACAGGTATGGCTGGTACTTTAATTATGGATATTACTGGTAATGTTCATGGTCATGGAGGTGCATCTAACGGCGGTACTGGTGGTAATGCAATCCACTTACTGTCTACAAGCGGGGTTACTATTAATTTAAACTCTGGCGGTAATATTTTAGCTGGCGGTGGCGGCGGCGGCCAAGGTGGCCAAGGCGGTACTGGTGGCCAAGGTGGTACTGGTGGCCAAGGTGGTAACGGACATTGGTATGGCTCAACTCATTATGGTGGAGCTGGCGGTGCTGGTGGTGCTGGTGGTGCTGGCGGTGCTGGCGGTGCTGGTGGAGTAGGTCAAGGTTATAACCAATCTGCTTCTTCTGGTTCTGCGGGGGCTGGAGGTTCTGCGGGGGCTGGAGGAGCTGGAGGAGGACCTCCATCTGACTTTAGGGGTGGTTACGGTGGAACTGGTGGAACTGGTGGAGCTGGTGGCCAAGGCGGAACTGGTGGTGCTGGTGGATCATTTGGTAATTCTGGATCAGGTGGTGCTACAGGAAATCAGGGTAGTGCAGGTAGCACTGGATCAGGTGGAGCAAATGGAGGCTGCTCAGGAAGTGGTAACACCTGTGGTATGTTTAATATGTTTGGTTTGGGTAATGGAAGTGGCGGATCTGGTGGAGCTGGTGGAGCTGCTGGATCTGGTGGAGCTGCTGGAGGATTAGCTGGTTATTATATATTTGGCCGAAGTTCAATTACATTTAATAACAGTGGCACTGTAGCTGGAAGATAAATTTATTTTACTTTTTCGTGAAATTGTTTAGTCATTAAACCAGTAATGACATATAGAGGAGACAAGGTTAAAATTAATAACAGACAGAGAACACTAGAAAATGCAAGTGTTTTTACTATTAACAATTTGACCATGAGAAAAATTCTTGATGCTTTAACTATCGTATCTACTATCCTAGTTTTGGGAATATTAGGAGGTGGTTTTTTTACATACAAATATGTAAGCAGCGAACAATTCAAAGCTAAGATTATGAATCAAATACTTGGTGAGGTGAAAGGGTTATTGCCTAATGTATTGGATAAAGGATTGCCTGACATGACAGGGCCATCTATACCTACACCACCAACACAAAAAGAATTAAAATTTTAATTGGAAATACCTGAGATACATATACCTGATGTTCATATCCCATATACCTATGTGCCTGATTATAGTCATTCAAATGTACAAGTAATAGGTTGCACATACTACCACAGAGATACAAAAAATACAGGCAATAGAAATTTAATAATAGAAGATCCTAATGGTGTAATTAGTAATTGTCCGTACCCTAGTTTTAACCCATTAAACTATGTACCAGATCAATTAACAATCACAGAAGAAATGCCTAATCTTGCTAACGATAGTGAGATGCCAACTAGTGAACCACCTAAAACTGAAATACCAAAAGAAGAAAAAAAAGAAGAAGAAGAATATAAACCATGTCCTCCTAAAAATGCACCATTTAGGCAGGGCGATTTTAAAAATGAGCTTAGGCTTGAGAGACTGCTAAAATGGGAGCGTGGAATAGACTCTTCGTGCAATGCGGTTTGGGAAAAAGTACCTTTTATCGACCAATACATCCCACAACCTAGCACTATTGTCTCTACTGCTGTTATCGCTAGTGTGGCTGCGACTACTCCTATTATTTTAAATTTAGTAAAACCTATTGTTAAAAATTTAATAAAACGTTTAAGTAAATCTAAGGCTTCAAAGAATGAGAGTGAGGGATCACCTGACCGGGAGGGACAGTAACACTAATTCCCTCGCATATAGATGCATACTTGCCTGTAAATTGTACTCCCAACTTAGCTTGTTCACCACATACCTTTAACCTAAACAAGGCCAATTCTAATTTTCCTTTTTCATATAATAATTTTTGATTTTTAATATTTACTTCTGTAGCTTGGTGACATAGTGCAGGTGCTTTGCCAAGCGGAATACTAAACTGTGCTGATATACCGTAGTTTAAATTGTAATTATCTTTTTCAAACCTTGGTGTTTTTGTAGTGTACTTTACTGCCCCTGTATCCTCGTTGTATACGTCTTGATATGTATATTGCTCTATTGGCCTGTTAAAGCTCCATGAATCCACTACATAGGGTGTAATGGTAAGACTAGGTGAACTGCATACAATCCCCTGTGACATTCTAAACTGGGGGCTAGAATTTGGAAGGATTTGGGTAGCATTGTTATTGATAACCCCCTGTGCTTGGCTGGATGGCGATGAAATTGTAGTGTTAGCAAGGGTTTTGGAGGGGCATAAACATAATAAAATTATTGCCCAAACGTAGTTTCTACGGTGGTTGTGGTTGTTGTATTTATGGTGCGGTTTATTGTAGTTATTGTGTCTAGGCCGGGAGAAATTACTGACTCTACCAAACTGAATGGCTGAGACTCGTTTACTATTTTCCATCTAGGTACACCTTCCAACGTAGGACTTGTGTATGAAAAGTTAACCCCATTAACTGTTTGCGTAGCTTGTGCCGTAGGAATGGAATTAATATAACCATTAACATCTGCACTCTCTATGTTTGACCCTGATACACTCAGAGTGTAGCCTGTACGGAACTGATGGCTTACTATATTTTCTGTCACTACAGATTGGCTCTGAGAATTTGTACTTGAACTTCCTGTACGGAAGGTAGGCACAACTGGATTTGCAAGGGTTTTGACAGGAAATAATATTATTAGTAGCAGCCAAAATTTAATCAATTGTTATTTGTACAGTAGTAGATCCAATGCAGCTAGAACCTGATCCGAATGCACCGCTACAAGTATGAACACCACTAGATAAACTTGTCATTGCTCCACTACCAAGAGTTCCTCCGCTTCCCACTGTGGTTTGTCCCGAAAGATGAGGTAGTGCTGCTATTCCTGACGATGGAGTAACTGCTGATGGTGTTGCGTCACCCATAGTTACTGATTCAGTCAATGAAAAAGCTGAACCTGCTGTTGTAATAGCTTTATCAGTTTGAATTAAAGCTGGCACACCATCTGTAAGCGAGCCAACATTAAGTCCTCCTATCGCCCCAGACGTAGTGCTGCCACCAGATGTAACGCTTGGAGTTATATTGTTGCCGCTAAGACTGTACGTAGTCCCCACTTTCTGAGTAGTTACAAATGGCATATCAACCGATATTTGGGCTGATGTCACAAATTTTTGCTGAATGTCCCCTAATGCAACTGAAGGGCTAAACAATAACAGTAGTGCTAATAGTTTTTTCATGTTTTTGGTTTAGTAGAATCAACTTTAACAACGTCTGGTTTTGACGTTATAAGCTCGATTGGTTGACGAATTATAATGGTTGAAGTGCCACCACCAGAGTCACCAATCACACCGTTTTCATTTTCTTTCTTTTTCTTTTTTGCTCCTTGTGCTGCATTAACACTTATACCTAGTCCACCTAAAATATTACCGAGAAGCCCTGCTGCGAAGGTCGAATCCACACGAGGTTGGTCTGGTATGTCTAAACCAAATAATTTATTAGGAAGCTTGACATATCCAAGAGATAAAACTAATAAACACCAAGTTAAAATAAAACCTTGGGCAACAGTAGAAACTAAAAAAGTAATTTTTTCCTGATAATCAGGTTTGTCATCTTCTAGTTGTTTGTTTTTTTCTACTAATTTGTCAGCCATAACAACGATTTATTAGTCATACTATACATAATTACCTATTAACGCAAATGCCTGAGATATATAGTGCCTTAATTGGTGCAGCAGCTACTGCTTTACTTATGGTTTTATCTAACATGAGTAATCGCAGAGAACGAGACATACGAGATATATACTTCAGATTGAATAAGTTATCTGAAGCAGTCAGTAGGATAGAAGGACAGATCCAATAATGTTTGCTATGTTTGGAAAAACTAACAAACTATGTACAAAATACTGAAGCCTATACTATTACGCTTCCTTTCTACGACAGGATGCAAAAGACTTGTGGTGGATCTCTGTCGTGCATTTGTGAAGCAGACCTCGAATACATTGGACGATAAAGCAGTAGATCTGTTGGAGCAAAATTTATTTCCTAAATTAAATTAATGGAAAAAGAAACTTTTTTAAATATAGAAATAGAACCTGCTCCTGTAGAGCTGCAACTGTCAGTTGAAATGCGTTGCAGAGAAATAATGAAAAGCAATGATATAGATAATATAAAAAGATATTGCACTCATCTTATAAGGCATCAAATGAAACAAGATGTTTTTTTAGCAGGGTTATTAGGCAGAGTTGTAGAGTTAGAAGCTAAAGAAATTGTAGAAGAAAGAAAAATAGAAAGATCAAAAAATAAAAGATTAGAACGTAGATCTATTGACAGAATTAAAAAATTCTTTCATATTTAAAAAGACATTTATGGAGATTGCCATGAGCCCAAAAGGCAAAGGTACATATGGAACTAAAGTTGGTAGACCACCAAAGAAAAAATAGTTCTAACCCCATCACCATAAAACCCTAGATTGATTAATGGTTCGTGTCAGTCTAGGGTTTTATATTGCCCACCTAAAAAGGTATTTCATCGTTTGGTATTTTTTCAAAACTTTGTAAATCATCATTACCTTTATACGTTGGTGTATTAGGGTTTGGTTTTCCCGGTTGGTAGTTATTATCAGCATCAAACAAAGTAACCATTACTGCTGATGGATTTGGTTTGTTACCAAAGTCAGGTAACCCTGCTAAATTTACCCATCTATCAATAAGCATATATTGTTTACCTTCGTCATTTTCCATAATGACTCCTATGTTTTGCCAGTTTGCTTTTTTAACTCCGTCTTTCACATATTCTCGTGTCTTGACTGATAGGTTCTTTACTTTTTTTGCCATAAGGAATCTCCTGTAGTATGCGTATGCGGACAAAACCACCTAAGTAATCTTGATCCATTGTTGAAATCACAGTATTAAACCGCTTATCATTTATTTTAAGTGCATCTGCTAAACCATCAATACCTGATTTCATTCTTGCTACAAGATTGTCACGATCATAACTTCTTCTGTCTGGTGGTATAAATGTCATTTCTAAAACTAATCTTTCTGGTATATTTTCTGTTTCTTTTTTATATTTTTTTAGTTGTTCTTTTGAAACACTATAACAATCTTTTCTGTATTGTTTTTTTGCTTTAGCTACTACTGCCCAATGCTTTCTTGCATTAGGTGAAAGATCTGTTGGCGGCCAACCTAATACTACTTCAATCATTTTCTAACCTTGTCAACTCTGCTTCAATGCGTTTGACGTTTATTTTATAGAATTTATTATCTAAATTTTCAAACCACCATTGCCTATCTAGTTCTGCTAATTGGCATTTGTATCTTGCAATTTTTAAAATAGTAGATTCATCCATTTGTTTTGCTCCATAATTTAATTAATAATTCTAATTCACAAATGCGAGCTTTTGCTGCTGCAATTTTTTGTTCAGTTGTCATAAACTTTTTCTGTATGAATCCCAGTTAAAACCAATTAATGCACCTCCGTTTTCACGCAGTCTATCCATGACACGCTCGCCAAGGTAGTCAGATAATTGTTCGCTAGGAATATTTGATAATAAAATTGATGGCTTAAGTTTTTCATAGCGTTCATTTAGTACATCAAACAACTGTTGTTTTTCAAACTCTGACCCAAACTGCACACCTACCTCATCAAGTATTAATAAATCTGGTGATGCAAATGCATTTACTACATCGCTTTCTGTTTCTTCTTTTGTCCTCCAACTATCTTTAATTCTTCTTATTAATCTTTGGACGGTCACGAATAAAGCTGATCGTTGTTGTTGCATAATGCTCAACGCAATGCCTACTGCCAAATGAGTTTTACCTGTACCAACTTTCCCAGTAAAGATTGCTGAACGTCCATTTTTTAAAACTTGGTCAAAGTTTTCTGCATACTCTTTTGCAAAAGCTAATGCTTTTTTTTGACCACTTGTCTTTGCTACATAACTTTCTAATGTTCTATCTTTAAATCGTTCTGGAATAGCTGCACTTCCTATTTTTGCTGCCCACTTTCGCTGCTCACGTTCTAATGCAGCTTGCTTGTCACGTTCTTTTAGTTGTTTATTTATTTTTGTCTTCATACATTTAGGACATTCTGTCCAAAAATCACTAACAAAATTTGTTGAAATATATTCACCATGCTTTGAACACATACGTTTTTTTGTTGGCTTATCTTTGTTAATAAGATTTTTCAAAGTCATATTTTTTGTACCCCCTCACCGTAGTTAGTAGTAGCAAATGACTTTTGTTCCTTAGAAATCCAATCGGATTTAAAACTTTGCCATCCTCGTGCTTGGCACATAACCAATGCATCCTCCAAACTAATAGAAGTTTTCTTAACTTCATTCTTTATACCTTTTAAAGCAGTTTCTGTTAATGGTGCTTTTTTGTTTTTTCTATGAACTAAGAAATCATCCCATGTTTTTTTACTTACATTACGTGGACGCTTTAGCGTCTTATTATTTGTTTCTTGTTTATTGTTTAATGTTTCTTGTTTATTGTTTGGTTGAACCGTTGTTGAACGTGCGTTAGACCTAGCAAGAGCAGATGCTTTACCTGCTCTAATCGCTGACTGTACCTTGCTTTGATACTTTTCTATTTCTTCGTCAGCCCTTGGATTTATCCACCCTTTGCCTAACTGTAAAGTAAAATATTCTTCTAAAACAATTTGCACTTGATGTGTGTGATCCATCATTCTAATTAGACGAGCCACATCTTTTACGTTTTCTGGCAATGGTTTCTCATGCAAGTAATAAATGTCCATGCACCTACGATATGCTAAGTCTTCCATTGGACTTAAATGCATAGTGTGGCTCATGTAATCGCCAATATTGAAGGAGTAAAAATGCATTACTCCTCCTTGCGATAGTTATTTAAAACTTCTTCCTTGGCCTGTTCTGCACTTGCATCATCCATACCAATTGATTCTCTTAACCTTGATAAAGAATCTTTTGGTTCTGTTGATTGATTAGAATCAGGTGTTACGTTTACCATGCCTTCGTCCTCAATTCTTACAACAGAATTAATCGCATCATTTTTTGGTAGTCGTTTTGCAATACGATGAATGACAGTTTTTTTTGCCATCTGATCAAACCATTTAGACCAAGGGCTATGAGGAGATGAACTAGCTTTAGATACTTGTCGGCATTTATCTATATCTGACATCGACATGACCTCGTAGTATTCGCCTTTATTAATTGTTACTGCAATTGCATAAACACATACAGGTTTGCCACGGTCACCAGTAATACAAGGTTTGTGTGTAATATGTGGTTTGCTACCTAATTCGTAATCAAACAAATCATTTTCGTATACAACTTCAGCAGAAATTGTTTTTATTAATCCGCTATTGTGCAAAACCTTAATGACTCCTTCGACCATAGGAATGTATTGAACTGATTGCCCATACTGAACTGCTGCTGCTTCTTTACCATCCAAATACAAACCATCTTGTGCAGCCTTCATAAAGGTTTGCATTAGACTATTTCTGTCTGCCTGAAGTAATTTTGGATTTTGGTTTAGGGTTAACTTAGCAACACTAATAAACTTCCATTCGTCCATTGTTGATGGCAAGGCTTCTTTAAATTTGTCTGCCATTTTTTCTAGTGTTCCTTGCATTTGCACTAGTGGTGAAATTGATTGTGTCATTAGTTAAACTCCTTTAGGTGAATTGAAACGGAACATTCTGTATCCTTTGCGTGGATTCTGGTATGTGCCAACCATGTCTTGAGTTATCAGTTTGCCTTTATTTGGTTTAGACATACCGCAACTGATTGTTCCATTTACGGAAATAATCTTTGATGCATTTTGACTCATATCTAAAATTTGTGCTTTGATTGCATCTCTTGTTTTTTCTAAAGATTTATATTCTTTGTTAACTAAATTGTATTCATCAATCAACTTATCCATATCCTCATCAGCATTAAGAATTAAACTTGCGTCTGCTTGGTTACATAAATTTTTCATTATGTATTGTGCGTCTTTGGTGTAGTCAGGGTTTGGTTCTGTACCAGATTGTATTTTCTCCCAAAAATTTTTAACTTTTTCTGTTAAAAGTTTGCCAATCTCTGGATCTCTTTTACTCTTAACTACCTTCATAGTGTTACCACCAACTAAGGCAACTATGTAACCCACGTTGTAACCAGTAATTTCTAACTGATGTTGTAGCTGTAAAGCAATATGTTCTGGTGGTTCAATGTTGTCTTCGTCATGTTCAATCCAGTTCTTGCGATATGCCAATGCATCCACATTTTTTATCTCAAGAATCATAGGTTCTTCTTCACTTACAATTTTGTAATCGAAAGATGATCCCATGCGTGTATTTGGATTACGCATATAAACATCAAATTGCTCAACCTTAAACTTGTTGCGGTCTGCAAATTCTAAAGCAATAGAATCTTCAAGTCTGCGACCCCATGCCATTCGTTCGTTGTCATCGATGTTAACTACCACTTTATCTTTTTTCTGGTGGTACAGTTCAAACTCAGTCTGGTATGGGTTGAGATTAAACAATGCTGATACCTCAGTGGAGGTGACATCTAACAATCTGTTCTCTAGCCATGATTGCTTGTCTGTAATTGGGTACGATTTTGTGTTAGTCATTAATTTTTCTCCTTTTGAAATCGTATAAATTCTGCATCAGGAACTACATTAGATTCCCATTTAGCTACGGTTTCGTATCTGTAACCGTAACGGTCTGCAAGTGGGGAAGAAGATGTTACCTCCTCCTTCCATGTACCACTAAATTTGCGTTGTCTAATGTTATCTCTATCAAAAACCTTGCGGTCTATTTCAGATCTAACCTCTTGCAATATGTCGTAAAGAGAATACTCGTCATTGGTGTAGACGGTGATTGTATGCTTTCTCATTTTTGTAACTCCTTTATAGTTACTGAAAGATCAAATTCAACTGAGTTAAAATCTGGAATGTCTGTAGTTTCTACTAAACCGTGTTCAACACAAGTCCAATAAACAATCTCTTGAATTGTGTTGCGGTCTTCACTAGCTAAAATTTCTTTTAAGTTTTTCATTGGTCTAAATAGGATTTGTACTGAGGGTGGTCTTGTAATTCACATTCGAGTCTGAGTTCTTCTTCCCAATCCTCGGAAGTGTGATCGGAATAAGAAAGGTTAGCCAAGAAGGCCAACCTTTTAAGTTTCTGGGTATCTGTCATGCACCCTCCGCATATTCTGGATATGTAGTTTTTAACCTTTGCTCAATGGTTTTGTAATCCATGTCAAAGTCTTTAATCATCTCAAGTCTATGCTTTTTAAGACTTTCCTTTCTAGCTTTGGTTTGCTTGACCTGTCTTTGCAACTCTTTTATTTCAGCCTGTAATTTTTTAATGTGTGGATCACAAGCTTTTATAGAACTGTCTGTTGCTTCAAGCCTATAGAAATAGCCTTGTCTCCAATAGCCAGTACGATCATAGTTGTCATCTTCCAATGCTCTTTCTAAATCGTGATGTCTACAATTGAGATCATCATCCCAATGCTCGGTTTCGTTTGAACCTTCCCATAGCTCATACATTCTTGTATGAAACTTATCAAGGATTGCAAAAGACTTTTTAGCCCATGCGTAATAGTGACCTGCTTTCATGATTTGATTTTGTAAATAAAAATTTGTAAGGGATCAAATTTGAGCAGTTATCTGCTCGTAAACCAGTGTAGCACATAATGCAACATATGGCAAATAATCAATTAATCGAAGGCATCTCTTCTTTTCCAGATTTCTACTTCTGTCTTGCATACTGGGCATGATGCATTGGTCAATACTGAGAAGTCAGGGTAACCAATCATTCCCTCGTCAATATCAACATCACCTCCAACAACCAATTGTTCATTACACCAATAACAATTCATTATCCTACTCGTATAGTAGAAGAGCTAGAACTATTATTTATATACAAACTAGCTGTTGTGTGTGGTATATATTCTCTTGTTGGTTGATTTTGGTTAGCTAAACCAATACTTTCAATCCCTTTTTCATACCCTGCCTGATAACCTTGGTCATATGCGTGTTGGCTGCCCTCTGTAAAGCCTTTCTGATAGTTTGCTTGTAATGCTTGATCAATTTGTTGTTGCGTTGGTTGAGGGCGTTCTGACAACGTAACGTGTAATCCATCTTTTTTAATTGCATTTATAAATTTATGTGCAGCTACTATTGCTTCATTTTTATTTGGATTGTTTGCTGCCAATGCATACAATTTTTGTAATTTTTCTAATTTTTTTTGATTCATTCTCTACCAAAAATAAGTTCATGGGCTGATAGCTGTATACCTCTATCCCATGCTGTTTCAAGCAGTTTACGTTGAATAGATGTAGGTATAGTGCCATCTCCTTTTTGCCATTTAGATACAGATGCAGGGTCACGATGAATAGCTCTAGCTAATGCTCGGACACCACCAAACGAAGCAATGGCTAATTGTACTGGTGTTTTTGCAGTTTGTTCCATAGTTCTATATTGTCATAAATGCAACGTTAATGCAATAAAAAAAGAGGGTTGTTACACCCTCTAACTTTGCGGACATTGATCAAAGTGATCAGCAGCTTCATCTCTCAATTGTTGTTCATAGAATTCCTTATCGTAATCATTTACTTGATCCCATTTAACAGAATCTTTATTGATTTCTTTAAGTTGTTCTATTACCTCCTCATGGGAAAATTTACGATTGATTGCATTGTCTCCAAAAGCAATCTCATAGACTTCTTCAATAAATTGTTTGTTGTCCATTACTCGTCCTCCTTTTGTTTTTCAGAAAATACAAGAGTGCAAGTACCTAAGAAGTCAGCTTCGCCCTCGTCAGTTTCAAAATCCCAAGGGCAGTCGTTATCAAGTAACCACTCGTATAGTTTTGATCTGTTCATAATTTTTATCCGTATACAAGTGAGTCATAGGTCATAATCTGCAATATTGAATCTGCTATTCCAGCATCAATAAGACCAAGGTTGTTAGTCGCAAAGGCTTCAAATATTTCACAGCAATCATGTTTATTTAAATCAGTTTTACCACAAATAATTTTTTCTATGGTGGTTAAAACATCTTGAACTTTAAATAAATGTGTGTCTTCTTCCATATCTTTTACTGTTATAGGACTGTCTAGAGTTAAATCCATCAGCCATGCACAGCAACCTTCAAATTGATAGTCTTGGTCATCTTTATACCAAACATTGCCGTCTTCATCTCCTTCTTCTATGATGTTTCCTACTGTAACTTCAGTAGCCCAGTAGTTAGCACCCTGACCCATAGTGCAAAATAAACATCTTAAGTCATCTAAACTGATGTCAAATTGATAATTGACGTTGCAGGTAAATTTTTGTTCTGTAATTGTTGTCATTAGAATGGTTGCCCCCAGTTTTCATATTGTTTAAGTGTGATTAAACCCTCTTTGCAAAGGGCATCTGTGTAATCGTTCCATTTTGTACGCTTGGCTATTACATCGCCCCTGCGATAACCCCACCATTTATAAAACGATCTAAATTGTTTAATTGCTTCTGCTTTAGTCATTAGTTTAAAACCTCATTAATTAAATTTGTTTTTTGTAGTTGCTTACAAGCGAGCGATTGTGAGCCTAATTTTTCGCAATCATATTGTGTAGATTTTCTTAAACTTGCAGATGTTCCAAAAAATCCTATAAGTGCTGTCATTGCCAACAAATAAATAAACGTAAATCTCATAATTTATTCTCCTAAGTATGAGTCAACGGTTTCTTTGTATTCAACAGAACCTGCTACTAGTTGCTGTGCAGTAATTGCAGATACTGTAGAGCTAGACATAAAAGCATTGATAAATGCATCCTTGTTTGCTTTGCCTTTAACATCTCTGTAATCAACTCCAAGCATTAAATCGCAAAATACTACATATGCTCTTTTGCCTTCAGCCTTGGTACGATTGAGTAATCTTGAATAAGTACCTGCATGAGTCATAAACCATAAACTGGCTTGCTGCTGAATTTCGCTAGGTGTGAATGTTTCCATGTGTTGTTAATAAAATTAGTAAGTGACGGATCGCTCGACTAGCGACCTATATATATGTGTAGCATTAAGTGCTATAGATGTCAAGTAATATATTTCAAATATTGCAATTTACCTAAAAATTTCTTATATTTTATTTAATTTTATTCATTTTTTTATGACTGCTTCAACTCCAGTTAAAACCTTAGTAATTGGGGTTAACAGTAAAGGTTATAGAATAAATTCCTATCACCATAACCATAATCCTAGAATTAGTGATGTTATTGTTGATGCCTTGCGTGATTTACACGAGGAGGACGGTATAGGATATTCTACTTTATCTAAAATTTTTAATTTGAATAAACATACCATAGCCAAGATATGTCGTTATGAGCGAAGAGCAGATTATCCTGACAGATTCAAAACCATCAAAGTTAGGTAGGCCAATTAAAAAGCCTGATCCTGTAATCGTTGAGCAGGTTTTAGAATATGTCGCAAACGGTGGTACTTTGAGATCATTTTGTAGGCAGAAAGGAATGCCTTCTTATAGAACTTTGTATCGATGGTTAGATAAGGATAAAGAGTTCATGTCACGCTTCGTACATACGAGCAGATTCTTAGGAGCTAGAGCAATTGCGGAAGAAGCTTTAGCACTTGTTGATACTCCTCCTCCTATGATCGGTGAGGGAGAGAATGCAAGAATGGATAATGCTCATGTTAATTGGATGAGATCAAGGGCAGATTTACGTCTTAGGTTGTTGGCTAAATGGTATCCACAGGAATATTCAGAGAAGTTAATAGGAATTGAAACTAAAGGTGATATTAATGTAAATGTAGTTACTGGAGTTCCACAGTAGGAACGCAGTCAAAGATAATGTGCCATCTATCGTCCTCTGTAGAGTTATTCTCGGCAGAATGAAGGACTTTATTGTTAATCCACCAAACCTCACCTTCTTGAAGGTTTAGTATCCAGTTACCGCTTGATAAAAAACAATGTTTATTACTTCTAAGTACAAGATGAAATCTCTCGTAATGGTTAGCATATGTTCCTTGGTCAATATGTCTTTCTACTTGTTTAGTGGCTTTCAAGTTAACTATTAGTACCCTTCCCATTTCTTCAACTCCTAACTCCTTGAGAATGGGCTGTAGCAATGGTACTAATGCTGACTTGAGGTATTCCATACTGGGGTAGTCATATGCTCCGGTATGCCAAAGAACGTAATAAGGACTCATTTTTAACGCACCTCGAACGTAAATAGTCTCGGTGTTTTTGTGCGGACTTCCACTAAATCGCTGTCTTGTTTCAATCTCCTTCCATAACTCAGGCTTGGCATCCAACAATTGAAGCAATGGTTCTACGTCTAGCCCTGCGGCTATGCATTTAAAGTGCTTTGTAAGGGTCATAATCGGTCTTTTGTGTGGCTTGTTTACGTCTTTTGATATATATGTCCTCTGGTTGTTTCTTGGCTACTGGGAGGGCAAATGTGAGGGCTAGTGCATCAGCTAAATCTGGAGAACCTGCACCCTGTAATCTCTTCTTGATTTGATCCTTAGACTCAAGCACTCGTCTACCCACATTGTCATACCAATAAATGGGTGTTGCTAACTCTTGTTTAAGGGCTATGTCGTTAGGTATTGCCCCACCTTCTTCTACCCATTGTTTCATTAACCACCACATCTCACTTCTGCGGTTGATGTATTGATCAGGTTTAGTAGCCTTACCACCAAATGGAATCTCAATAACGTCATACGATAACTGCCTTAATCTATCGATAACTCCACTCCCTGCCCCTGCATCACAGAAAACCGCGTCTGGATCATGTTCTTCTATCAGGTTGGCAACTCTTGTTGCTAGTTCCATATTATCTATCCCACGATAGACCACAGGCTTAAATGCTTGTCTCCCCTGCCTACGAAATACTACAGAACGATCATCCCCAAATCTTGCAGGGTCAATGCCTAGGACTATAGGTGACAACTTCACATGGTCAGCTTGATATACACGTTTAGCTGCATCTTCGGTATCTGCTAATGCAATAAGTTGATCATCCCCCTGTGCTGAGAAATCGCATAGGTACTCCCTAGCAAAGGAAGTCTCACTCATGTCTCGCTTGAGACGAGTCACCTCATTTGGATGTAGGGAATCAGTATCAAACACGGTATATCTGGCTGCCGTCCAATCTTCCTCATTCATTGCCTTGTAATACAACTCAGAGAATAAGTTAATTCCTGATGGAGTACCGATGAATATAGACCACCCAAGACGGTCAGAGAGTGCTGGTTGTACTATGTCAGTCCATAGCTCGTTTTTAAGTTGTGCAACCTCATCCATGACTATGCCATCAAGACGCAAACCTCGCATAGCATCAGGATTATCACCACCAAATAGCCTAATAATTGCACCATTATGTTTAAATTTTATAGATAATTCACCTTCGTTTATTTCTATAGCTGATCTTTGTCTTAATGGTTCTATTTTCTGCTTTAATCTAGCCCATGCGATAGCTTTTGCTTGACGTAAAAAGGGTGCAACATAAACAAACATAGCTAGTTCTTTGTTTGTCTTCATGGCTTTGTCTATTAGCTCCATAATTGCGAGTTCAGTTTTACCAGAACGTCTATGTAGAGCGTAAACACTAAACCTTTTTTTGTTTATATGACATTGACGCTGCCATTCACGAGCCGTATAGTCAAGACTTACTTGCATTAATTAAAATAAGTTCCAATAATAGATATAACCATTATATCCTTTATGACTAGTGTGACCGTAACTGCTGATAGTACAGCTACTGTAAACGAAAGTAGAGTACCTAAAACAGAAATTAGACTCTGCACGTTAGATGAATTTAAGGTATTAGCAGAACCATTATTTGAAGAGCATTACGAAGAGATTGCTCGCAACAAACAGGTAATGAAGCTAAAACCAAACTGGCCTTTGTATGAGTCAGTAGACAAAAACGGACTTTTGTTTATTTATCTAGCAATGCAAAACGATGTCTGTATTGGTTATTCTATGAATATCATCATGCATCATTTCCATTATGCAGATCTAAGAGTCACCCAAAATGACGTTTTGTTTGTCAAAAAAGAATTTAGGGGTGGACGATTAGGTTTAAAATTAATAAAGGTTACAGAAGACTACGCAAGGTCTGAAGGCTGCAAATTGATGTTATGGCATGCTAAAGAAAACACCGCTTTAGCAAAGTTGCTACCAAAATTAAAATATGGTGTACAAGAAATCATGTATTCTAAGGAGATTTAAACAATGGTAGGAACAGTACTTGCAGTAACATCAGTTTTTAGTGCATACCAAGGATATAAACAACGTAAGCAACAAAAGAAAGCACAAAGGGAACAATTAGCAATGCAGCAACGACAAAATGCAGAAGCTAAAAAAAGACGTAAAGAAGCAGCAGATCGTGCGGATATTCAAATGAACAGAGCAAATAGAAAGAGAGCAGATGTAGACGCATTGACTGCAAAAGAAGAACAGGCAGCAATGGCAGGACCTGCAGGTACATTGCTTACAGGTAATCAAGGTGTAGATCCTAACAAATTAAATCTTGGTGGTAACACATTATTAGGTGGTTAATCAATGAAAACAAAACGTGCAGATTTGTTGACAAGGTGGGGTCACCTTAGAACAGAAAGAGCTACATGGTGGTCACATTGGCAAGAAGTGACAACATACTTGTTACCAAGGAATGGACGTTATTTTGAACAGGATAGGAACAAAGGTCATAGAAGACATAATAGTATTTATGACAACACAGGTACAAGAGCACTAAGAACATTAGGTGCTGGTATGATGGCAGGTGCGACATCCCCTGCAAGACCTTGGTTTAGGCTTGGAACAACAGATCCAGATTTAAATAAATACACACCTGTAAAGCTTTGGCTTAATGATGTTACTGAACGAATGCAAGTAGTGTTTCAAAAATCTAATACATATCGAACATTGCATGGAATTTATGAAGAGTTAGGAGCATTTGGTACAGCAGGTTCTATTATTCTTCCTGATGCTAGAACAGCTATACATCATTACCCTGTAACCATAGGAGAATATGCAATAGCAACAGATTATCAAGGCAGAGTAAATACTTTGTATAGAGAATTTCAAAAAACAGTAGGAGAAGTTGTAAGAGAATTTGGATATAAGAATTGTTCAACGTCTGTTAAAAACTTGCACGACAGAGGTTCATTAGATCAGTGGATAACTATTATTCATGCGATAGAACCAAGAGATGATAGGGAACGTGATTTTAAAAAGAAAGACAACATGAACATGGCATACAAATCTTGTTATTTTGAACAAGGTGGAGATGGCGAACAGGTATTAAGAGAAAGTGGATTTAAAGATTTTCCTTGTGTAGTACCAAGATGGGGCATAGCAGGTGGTGATATTTATGGCAATTCACCGGGAATGGAAGCATTAGGTGATATAAAACAGCTACAACATGAACAATTACGCAAGGCACAAGGCATTGATTATCAAACAAAGCCACCATTACAAGTACCTAGCTATATGAAAAACCGTGATGTGGATAGTTTACCGGGTGGAGTTACGTTTGTTGATGGTCAACAAGGCAAAATTGAGACAGCATTTAACGTAAATTTAAATTTAAATCATTTGTTAGCAGATATTCAAGACGTAAGAAGTCGCATTAATGCATCATTTTATGCTGATTTGTTTTTAATGTTGGCAAATGCTACCGATACAAGGATGACTGCAACAGAAGTAGCAGAACGTCACGAAGAAAAACTGCTTATGTTAGGTCCTGTACTAGAAAGATTGCATAACGAATTATTAGATCCGTTAATAGATAACACGTTTAACAGAATGATAGAAGCAGATTTAATACCACCTGCACCAGAAGAGTTGCAAGGCATGGATTTAAGCGTAGAATTTGTATCTATGTTGGCACAAGCACAACGTGCTATTGGTACAAATAGTATTGATAGGTATGTAAATAATATGGGTATGGTTGCACAGATGAAACCTGACGTATTAGATAAATTTGATTCTGATGTATGGGCAGAAGCTTATGCGGATATGTTAGGTGTTGATCCTAAATTAGTAATTGGAGGTGAACAAGTTGCAAGAATTAGACAACAAAGAGCAGAAGCACAAGCAGCCGCAGCACAACAAGAACAATTACAAAGCACTGTTGATAACGCAGTAAAACTTAATGATTCAAAAACTGGCGAACCGTCTATGATGGATATGTTAAATCAATTTAGTGGTTACAATTCACCATCACCATTGGAGGTATAAAATGGCTGACCCAAATTTTACAAAGATGTCACCTGATTTTAAAAAAAGGTATAGAAAAATGATAGAAGAACACAACAGACAAGAACAAGAAAAAAAGAAAAAGAAATCTAAATTAGAACAATTTGCAGATTCATTATATGGAGGTAAAAAATAATGGGCTTTATGAAAAACCTTGAAAAGAAAAAAGCTGCTGAAGCAAAAACAAAACTTGAAGTAGGTGGTTATGGTGAATTAACAAAAAAAGAAAAAGAGTTACTTAAAAAGTATTATCCAAATTCAAATCATAATTAATTATGAGTTTATACGAAAACATCCACAAAAAACGCAAAAGAATCAAAGAAGGTTCTGGTGAGCGTATGAAAAAGAAAGGTGAAAAGGGTAGGCCAACTGATAAAGATTTTAAAAACGCAGCAAAAACTGCAAAAAAAATGTATCCTAATCAAAAATAGGTGTGACCGTAACTAAGTTATAACTAGATATATTGATATATGAGTGAATACAATCCTCTCGACCTCAAAAGTCAACAAAAATCTAAAGACAATAAAAAGTCTGAAGAAAGAATTGACCGCCAAAATGAAGAGTCGGACATCAAATGGCTGATGAGCAGCAAGAGGGGTCGCAGATTAATCTGGAGACTTCTGGAGCAAGCAGGTGTTTTCCGATCATCGTTTAACACTAACGCAATGGCAATGTCATTTAGCGAAGGTAACAGAAACTATGGTTTGCAAATACTAAACTTGATTCACACTCTCTGCCCAGAGTTATACCCGACAATGATTAAGGAGCAAAAAAATGTCAGAAACGCTGATGACGGAAGCCGACCAAACCAATGAAGGCAGCACACAGCAACCAGTAGGAGAAGCACAAACCGAGCAATCGGCTGAAGCAACTAATACTGAAGATACGCAGCAACAAGCTGAAACTGTACAGGATCAACAAGATTCGGATGAATCCTCTGTTGAAAGTGAAACTAGCGAACAGGAAACCGAAAAAGAAGGTGCTCCTGACAAATACGAGTTCAACGATAAGGTGGCTGACGCACCAGAAGTCCTCGACCCCGATGTTTTAACTGCATTCGGTGAAGTCGCTAAAGAACTTGACCTGCCACAGGAAGCTGCACAAAAGGTATTAGACAAAGTCGCACCTGTAATACAGGCAAGACAAGCAGAAGTGGCAGAACAAGCAAGGATAGATTGGGCAGAAAGTTCAAAATCAGATGATGAATTTGGTGGTGAAAATCTTAATGCCAATTTAGAAGTTGCTAAAACAGCCCTTAATGCTTTTGGTACTGATCCTTTTAAACAGTTGCTGTCAGAATCAGGCTTGGGAAATCATCCCGAAGTAATTCGGTTTATGTACCGAGCAGGTAAGGCAATTAGTGAAGACAGTTATGTTGGTAATTCTCAAGGTGCAAACGCTAAAGGCGGCATACCAAAAGATTTTAACGGCATAGCTAACGCACTATATTCAAATCAGCAAAACAAGTAAGGAGTTATTAAATGGCTACACTTTCAACCTCAAATTTAACACTAGCGGATTGGGCAAAAAGATCTGACCCAGACGGTAGAGTTCCAATTGTTGCAGAACTATTATCACAAAGCAACGAAATACTAGATGATTGCGTGTTTAAGGAAGGTAATTTACCTACTGGAGAACGTGTAGTTATTAGAACTGGTTTACCTTCAGTATATTGGAGAGCATTAAACCAAGGTATTCCAAACAGCAAGTCAACAACAGCACAAATTGATGAAGCTTGCGGAATTCTAGAAGCTCGTTCTGAAGTAGACAAAGACTTAGCGATGTTAAATGGTAACACCGCACAGTTCCGTTTATCTGAAGATACTGCTTTCTTAGAAGCAATGAACCAGACACAAGCCGAAACAATGTTTTACGGCAATCCCGGTACTGATCCTAAAAAGTTTTTAGGTTTAGCACCTAGATATGGTGATTTATCTGCTGATAATGCAGTAAACATTCTTGATGCAGGTGGATCAGGTTCTGATAACGCTTCTGTATATTTAGTTGTTTGGGGAGATCAAACAGTTTATTGTCCTTTCCCTAAAGGATCTAAAGCAGGTTTGACACACGAAGACCTAGGTGAGCAAACTGTTTACAATAGTGACGGTACAAGACTACAAGCTTTTGCTACTCGTTACCAATGGAAAAACGGTTTGGTTGTTAAAGATTGGAGATACGTTGTTCGTATTTGCAACATTGATATTTCTGACCTCCTTGGTAGTGCTAATACACAAACAGCAGCAGCATCAACTAACTTAGTTAAATTGATGGCTAGAGCGTTGTATAGAATACCAAACATGGCAATGGGTAGAGCAGCATTCTATATGAATAGAACAGTTCACTCAGGCATGAGTATTGCAGCACTTGATAAATCACAAAACGTATTATCAATACAAGAAGGTTTATCACAGTTTGGATCAGCACAAAGCTACTTATCATTCCTTGGAGTACCTCTAAGAAGAGTAGATGCGTTGATTAACAGCGAAGCTCGTGTTGTTTAATTTGTTTATTATTAAAGGAGATTTAAAATGATCACAGATGCATTGCTCAGAGTAAGTGAAGATCAAGCACTTACAACAACTGCTGTATCTACTAATACTGTAGATCTAGGAACTGCTAGAGATATAGGTGAAGGTACTGCATTGTATATGAACTTTGCCGTTACTACTGCATTAGCAAATGGTACAAGCGTAAAGTTTGAAGTTATTACTAGTGCAAATGCTAACTTGTCTAGTCCTACTGTAATTGGTAGCAGCGATGCAATCCTTACAGCAGCACTAACATTAGGCAAAAACGTAGTAGTACGTTTTAATCCAGATATTGCTGGCAAAGGCCAGAGATATATTGGTGCTAGATACACAATTGCTGGTACTTTTAATGCAGGTAAAGTTACTGCTGATATAGTAGAAACAATAGGTGATGGTCAAAAGTATTACGCTTCTGGCTTTACCGTAGCTTAATAAGGAGAATTTATGCCTATTTACAGAGCAAAAATTAAGTGTTTTGTAGGTCAATCCCTACGAGAACCTGATGAAGAGTTTGAATACAACGGAGAGCCAAACACTAACATTGAAATTGTTGGTGGATCTGATGTTATTGATTTTGAAGCAATGACAAAAGCAGAACTTGAAGTGTATGGTCGTACTATTGGTTTAGAACTGGATAGAAGACAAACAAAAGAAACTCTTATTAGTCAACTTGAATCAGCAAGTAAGTAGGCATTATTTTTCAATTTTTCTTACTGGGGGCTAGTAGTAATACTGCTAACCTCCTCTTTTTATAGGAGATGACATGGCAACTGAAGTAGACATTTGCAACCTTGCCTTGGCACATTTAGGTGATGATGCAACTATAGCTTCTTTAAATCCACCAGAAGGATCTGCTCAAGCAGAAAAAGCTGCACGTTTTTATCCAATAGCAAGAAATACTTTGCTAGAAATGCATACATGGAATTTTGCATCAAAGCGTGGAAACTTAGCATTAACAACTAATACTCTTGACCAATGGGATTATGCATATGTAGCCCCTGCAGACATGATGTCACCTGTCTCAATAATATCTCCTACAGCACAAAATGATTACGCTACAAGGATGTCTGCTGGTGATACTCCGGGTAATTTAACTGCTAATTTTGCACCTACTATTGTGGCAGGTCAATATACACCACAACAGTTTGCAATAGAAGGCGATTTAATTTATACCAATCAAGAGAATGCAATGCTGAGATACCAAGCATTTGTAACTGATCCATCGTTATTTTCTCCTTTATTTGTAATTACATTGTCATGGCATTTGGCATCTATGCTTGCAGGTCCTGTAATTAAAGGAGATCAAGGAGCAGCAGAAGCAAAACGTAGTCAACAAATGATGGTTAATTATTTAAATAGTGCAAAACAATCAGACAATTTACATAGAGATATAACTGTTGAACATATTGTTCCTTGGACATCTGGGAGGTAATTTATGCCAGTAACACGCAATTTTAAACAATCATTTTCTGGAGGAGAAATATCCCCAGAAATGTTTGGACGTATTGCTGATAATAAATTTCAACAAGGTGCAGCAACAATGCGTAATTTTATTGCTAAACCACAAGGACCTGCACAAAATAGACCGGGATTTGCTTTTGTAAGAGAAGTAAAAAATAGTGCTAAATCTACAAGGTTATTATCTTTTACATTTAATACAACTCAAACTATGGTGCTTGAGTTTGGTGATCAATATTTTAGGTTTCATACTCAAGGACAAACCTTATTTTATAGCGATGGTGCAGCATGGAACGGTGGTACTAATTATGTAGTTGGTTCGATAGCTAAACAAGGCGGTGTAAATTATTATTCAAAAACTGCACATTCTAATAGTCAACCACCAAACGCAACTAATTGGTACGCTTTGCCAACAAGTCCTAATGTATATGAAATACCTCATCCATATTTAGAAGCAGAATTGTTTGATGTAAATTATGTGCAATCTGCTGATGTTATAACATTAGTGCATCCTAATCATGCACCTAGAGAATTAAGAAGACTTGGGGCAACACAATGGGAATTGCGTGTAATTAACTTTGGTACTCCTTTACCTGCTCCTACAAACGTAGCAGTATCTAGGTATATACCTGCATCTACTTCTACAAATTCAGATACTTATGTGGCTCATAATTATGTTGTAACGGCTGTAAAATCTAATTTAGTAGACGAAAGTAATCAATCATCTGTTGCTTCTGTAGATAACAATATATTTGTTTCTGGAGCAAAAAACACCATTACATGGAATGCAGTTTCTGGTGCTAGTCGATATAGAGTTTATAAAGAACAAGGTGGTATATTTGGATTTCTTGGTGAAACTACTACGACAACACTTATAGACGATAATATTTCACCAGATTTTTCTATGACACCGCCAATACATGAAAATGATTTTGTAGGTTCTGGTAATTATCCCGGTGCTGTATCTTATTTTGAACAACGTAGAGTTTTTGCAGGTACAAATAATGCACCACAAAATATATGGATGACGAAATCAGGTACTGAAAACAATATGTCTTTTGGATTACCTATACGAGATGATGACCGTATTGAGTTTAGAGTTGCTGCTCGTGAAGCAAATACTATTAGACACATAGTCCCATTAACAAACTTACTTATGCTTACTGGGTCAGCAGAATGGAGAGTTACTTCTGTTAATAGTGATGCAATAACTCCTACATCTATATCTGTAAAACCACAATCATATGTTGGTGCAAATAATGCACAACCAGTAATTGTTAATAATAGCTTAGTATATGGTGCTGCTCGTGGTGGTCATGTAAGAGAACTTGGTTATAACTGGCAAGCAAATGGATTTATAACAGGTGATTTATCTCTTCGTGCTCCTCATCTATTTGATAATTTCACAATTGTAGATATGGCTTTATCAAAGTCACCAATACCTATTGTATGGATGGTAAGTAGTAACGGTAAGTTATTAGGTCTTACATATGTACCAGAACAACAAATAGGAGCATGGCATCAACATGATACAGATGGAACTTTTGAAAGTGTAGCTTGTGTATCTGAAGGCAATGATGACGTTACTTATTGTGTTGTAAAAAGAACTATAAATGGTGCAAGCAAACGTTATGTAGAACGGATGGGTACAAGATTATTTACAACTCAACGAGATAACTTTTTTGTAGATGCAGGGGCTACTTATAACGGCACAAATACAAACACAGGTCAAAACGTAACTATATCTGGCGGTACAAACTACACAAAAGGTGAAACTGTTACGATTACTGCTAACTACAATTTATTTAATGCACCGCCTAGTGTTGCTGATGTTAATGATGCAATAGTCTTAGTTGATGGCACTACTCTTTACCGTCTTACTATTCTTGGCACATCAAGCCAAACAGTAGCAACTGCAAAATTAGATAAACAGTTACCTGCATCTTTGCGTAATACAGCTATAACTACTTACGAAGTTGCTAGAAATGTTATATCAGGTATTTCTTGGTTAGAAGGTAAAACAGTAAACATTTTGGCAGATGGTGCAGTACACCCACAAAAGGTAGTATCTAGTGGTTCTATTACGTTAGATCGTGCAGCTAGTGTTGTACATCTTGGCTTACCTTATGAAAGTGATTTATTAACATTACCTATGGCCCTACAAGTAGAAGCATTTGGTCAGGGTAGAGTTAAAAATTTAAATCATGTATGGCTGCGTGTATTGGAATCATCTGGTATTTTTGCAGGTCCAAGTGCAGATAAATTAGTAGAAGCAAAACAACGTACAACTGAACCGTATGGTTCGCCACCAGATTTAAAAACACAAGATATAAAAATTATGCTTACACCACAATGGCAAGACAATGGACAATTATTTGTACGTCAAACAGATCCATTACCACTAACAATTGTAGGTTTAACATTAGAAGTAGCTATGGGTGGATAGTGTGACCGTAAACAGATATTATGTAGATATACTAAAAAATAAAGAAGTGTAGAGGTTAGTGCAACAATGGCTAGAGTTGGTTGGAATGATTTAAGTGGTTTAGGCAAAGGTCAAATATATGCAAGTATAGGAGGTGGTTTACTTAATGTTTTTGCTGCAGGTGCAAAGGCAGATTACGACAAATATGTAGCTCGGAGTAAAGCCTTAGAGTACGAAGATTTAGCAGATACAGCGATGTTTAATATGCGAGCTTCAGAAAATCAAGCTCAATGGATAAGTAAAGCATTTGATATGCAGTTTGCTACTATGACGCAAAAACAAGGTGATGAAAAAGCAACAAGAAAAGTATCAATGGCAAGTAGAGGTGGTGTATTAGGAGTTGGTAGTAATAGAGATGTAATGCTTAGTCAACAAATAAATTATGAAAAAGATAAGATGACCATGAACATGAACAAAGTAAGGGCAAGAAGTAAACAAGATATGAAAACTGTAGATTATTTAAACGCATCTGAAAGATATAAGATGAATGCAAAAAGTATGAATATTACAGCATCGTCTATAAGTCCATTTGGTGCTATGGCATCTTCTTTATTAACAAATACATCTTCAGTTTTAAGTGGCTTACCTGAAGGAATGTTCTTGAAGAAATCATAATGGTTTTAAAAATACCTCAACAACAATTAAATATAGGTAGTGCAAACGTAGCTAGTCCTCTACCAGAAGCACAAACTATTGGTGATACGGCAAGCCCTGCATTAAGAGCTAGAGGTAAAGGGTTAATGGATATATCTAAAGCAATAGCTGCTATAGATGATACTTTAACTGAAGCAGAAGCTGACGATTTATTTAGTCAAGCAGATGTTGAAATAGATGGAATACTTGAAGAATACAAAACTTTAAAAGGTGCAAATGCAGTTGGTACTATAGTTACAGAAGGAGAAGGTAAAACACAAAAAACAATAGTAGATGATTACAACCAAAAATTACAAAGTGTCGTAAATGCATACGGAGAAAAAGCAAGTAATGGTCGTGCTAAATATATGTTTGACAAACAAATAGGTGTATCTGTAAATACTGCACATAAAGGAATAATGGAACATTCCTTAGAACAATTAGATCTTTACAAAGGAAATGAGCTAACTAAAAAGCAAGACAATTATGTAAAAAAAGCTAAAGCATTTTATAAGGATTGGAGAAATCCTAATGGTCTTTTTCTTAAATATGTTAGTGGTGCTGAAGAAGTTTTAATACAAAAAGCTATACATGAAGGTTGGAATCTTGATCCTAATGCTGTAGATATTAATGGCAATAAAATTCCAATAAGTGAACAATATTTAAATGCAAAAAGTAAAATGCAAACTGAAATAGCTGAAGCTGTAATAAAGGCTTATGAAGATAGTGGAGATTCTGATGGAGCTAAGGCATTTCATGCGTCTTTAAGGCCGTATGTAGATGGCAAAACTTTTGACGATTTAGGTGCAAAAGTAGAAAACAAACACACAGAAATTATTAGCGACACAAAGGTACAACAAGCAATAGCTAGTGATGGAAATCAAAACAATGGTGATTTTTTAACACAACTTTATTCATTAAATACTTTAAGTAGCAATCAATCTTTTGATGATGGGTTAGGAGCTGTAGTTACTGATGGATTACATTCTAATGAAACTAATATTACAGGTTTAAAACAATCTGAAAAAATAGAAATAATACAAAAAAAACGAGGTGAATCTATATTTTTTAATGAAGACTCTTCTAGAAATGGTACTTTATTAGCTCAACACCAACCAACACATTTGTTTGCTGTATTGCATTTAGGTGCTAAAAAAGCTGATTCTTTATACACAAAAGCAGAACGAGAATATAAAGCTAGTATTCCAGTACCAACTATAAAAAAAGGTGGACGTAACACTAAAGGAAGTAAAATTCGTATAGATAAATATAGAAATGAATTTTTTAATAACCCAGATAATTTTAAAATAGTTAATGAAGGTATTTTAAATAGATATACTGATTTAATTAAACAAGAAGCTACAAGAAAATATTCTAATCTTGCTGTTAAAACAAAAAAAGTATTTAAAGAAGATACTGTTAAGAGAAGTGATTTTGGTAATAGCCCATCAGAAAAACGTAAATACAATAGAGCACGAGCAAAAGCTAAACGTAACCCAGACAATTATGAAGAATCTAATGTTATTGTGCCTGTTCCACAAAGTGCTTTAGGACCATTTAATTTAGAACAAAATGAAAAAACTAATAAATACATAAATGCAATTGCAAATGATTTAAATGTTATTAAGAGTAATGTTGATTATGATTATGAACCTGTTAAAGATGCCAAGATAGATATACGAACTGGTTTACAACCTAAAGAAGTTATAGCAAGTAAATTAAAAGCTACAACACTAAATAAAAAAGAATTAGAATATGAACTAGAACAATTAGATATAGAGTACGACAAAATTAAAGAAGAAAGGTTAGCAAATTATAAAAGTAAAAAAAATGCTGCGATAGAAATATCATACTCTGAACCAAATGGATATAAAAAATTACATGAACATGATATAGATATAGATGATTTTACACCAGAAGATCAAGCAATAATAAAAGCAGGTCCACCAAAAGAATCTAATATAGAAACATTAGCAACTTTAGACGATGATCCAAAAGAAGTAAGAGATAATTTAGATGAATATAGATTTACATTGTCACCAGAAGATTATTTACTTTTAAAACAAGAATCAGAAAAATTAAAATCATCAGGAGAAAAATATAAAGAAGCTACAGGTAATGACACTTTGCTAAAAGATGTCATGTATAAAAGCGGTTATCAATGGGTATATGACACAAAGAAAGGTGAGAAAGCAGCTATATTTCATGGAATAAAAACTGAATGGGTAGATAGAATAGATTATGCTCAAAGAAAACAAGGAAACCAAAAATTAACAAGAGAACAAAAAGTAGATATATTACGCAACGTACTTTTAGATAAAGTAAATTTAGATAAATTTATAGGATCTAAGAAAAACGTATTTGCTAGTTCTGTAACAGAAGATCAATTATCAAAACAATTTGTTGTTGTTAACGGACAAAGAGTATTTTCAAATAAAATAGATCAATTTGTAAGATCAAAAATCATAAGATTATTATATTTAGAAAAGCTACCTATGAACGAACAAAATATAGCAGAAAAATGGGTTAATGAATTTGGTATGCCAAAAACATTAGAAGAACTAAATGCCATCTTAGCAAAATAAATTATGGATAACATCAACGAATTTAATGAATATCTCGCAAAATATGAAAGTGTACGAGAAAATCAATCTAGTCCAGATAATGATGAAACTCTTTTAAATGCTTATGTAGAAAAAAAACAAAAGAAAAATGATGAAGAATTACAAGTACTATTAAATAATGTTCGTTATAACGATCCAGATAAAACAGGAGAAGCACAACAATTAGCTAAAAGATTAAATTTACCAGAAGGTACAATTATTAATAATGGCGATACATTAGAATCTTTAAAAGCAAAATCATTAGAACTAAATACACAAGCTAGTGAACTAGCAATGGTAAATCCTATATTGTCTAGGCAATTGCGTGATCCTAATTTTGCAGCAATAGCACATGACAATATTGAAAATTTAGCTAGAACTGAAAGTTTATGGGAAACTATTACATCAGCACCAGAAGATGGATGGCAAGGTATACGCAAAGGTGTATTAAGTAGAGAATTAGGAAAAATAGGAAACAGGTTAAGAAGAACCCAAGTACCGTTTATAAGTATTGAAAAAGGTTTTGAAACTGGATATAAACCATCAGAACAAGATTTAAAAGATTACGAAAGAATAAAAGAAATACAAGAAACAATAGCTAATTATGACGCAGATGGTGTAGGTCTTATTGAAGGTTCTGGATATTTTGTTGGACAATATGGCTCTTCACTTCCAGAAGCTGCAATAGCGGGATTAGGAACATGGAAAGCAAAAACACTTCTTGGTACTGGTATTGGTGCAATAAGTCCTGATCCATTAACAACTGTCGGAGGTGCGACTATTGGTAATGTTGTAGGTTTGTTTACTGGTTGGAACGCTTTTGCTAATAAATTAACTTATGACACATTTCAAATAGAAGGTGGTCATTCATGGTTAGAGCTTAGAGAAAATAATTATTCTATGGAAGATGCAAGAATAAGATCTAATGTTGTTGGTACTACAAATGCTATTATAGAAAAAATAGGATTGAATATAGTTGGTCCAGTATATCTTAAAGGACTTGGTGGTTTAAAAAGTACATTTTATCGTTCTGGTTTAGCAAATACACCTGTTGGTAAATCTATACAAAAAAGAATTCTAAAACAAACTGTAAAAAATGCTTTAGGTAAAAGTGGTAAAAAACTTACATGGAATGCTGCAACACGACAATTTGCTAGAGACTATGGGTTAGTTTTAGCTACAGAACCAATACAAGAAGTTTTACAAGAAATAGCAGCAATAGCAGGTAATAATGCATTTGCTGACGAATCTATAGAAACATTCACTCCAGAAGAAATAGGAGACAGAATTTGGTCAACATTAACAGAAACCTTTAAAGGAATGATTTTATTTGGTGCAATAGCACCGGGTATTACATATAGCAGCAATTGGAGCAAAGCAAATAAGGCCAAAAATGACACCGCAGTTTTACAAAAAATTGTAGAAATATCTAAAGATGATGTAACAAAAAAAAGAAACAAAGAACAAACTAAAGATTATCAACAACAATTAGGTGATCAAGCAGGTATTAGTGATTTTTATTTTAATGCACAAGAATTCCAACAAGCACTTGATGATAATCAAATTACTGAAGAACAATTAGAATTATTTTCCCCAGAACTTGCAAAACAATTTAAAGATGCAAAGAAAGAAGGATTTACAGGAAAAGTTATAAAAATACCAACTGGTACATATTTGGCTGACATTGCTAGTACAGACTTTGGTAATTCATTACAGCCACATTTAAAGACAGGCGAGAATGAATATAGTCAAACAGAAATGATGCAATTTTTTAAAGATCAGCCTGAGCTTTTAGAAAATATGAAAAAAGAATTTAATCAAAAAGCACAAGATCTTAAACAATTTACAAGTGAATCTAAAGCAGTAAAAAAAGATATAAAAAATCAATTAATGCGTCTTGGTTATGACAAAGATAAAGCTGCAGATAGAGCTATTTTAGTTCAGATGTTTGCAGAAACTTATTCTAAAGCGTTAGGTATAACACCAAGACAATTTATAAATAGATTTCAATACAACATAGTAGGAGAAACTACAGATCTAAAAACTTTTGAAAAGCAATTTTTTAATCAAGACGGCACTATAAAAACAGAAACACAA